CCCACTCTTCGCATTCCATAAATAACAGGAATACCACGACTGGAACTCGGTTTATTAACTAAAATTCCATTGTTAATTTGAGTAGAGTCATTATAGCCATCAAAGTCAGGAATATCAGGAACTGGAATAATCCAACTAACGACTTCCTCAACAATATCAACTGTGAAATCAATGACATCTTCAACGACATCAACGACACCTTCAACAATATCTTCAATGACATCAACAACGCCACCCATTAGTTAAATCTCCAATTCTTTCCTACTTCTTTAAAACCAAACTTTTCAAACAGTTCATCATATTCTTTTTCTGATGATATTTGAAAATAAATAGGATCGTCTTTAGCAATCCTTTTAACCATATCTATCAAAGTCTTAACCATTTTAAAATTACGATACTCAGGTAAAACGTAAAGCCAATGAACATTAAAAACGATTTCATTTGACCACCAATAATGATGTCTGACCAATCCTAAGGATGCTGTAAGTAAATCTTTATCATCATCTTTAGCACAGAGAATAACTCCCTTTTCACAAAATAAATCTAAAGTCTGAAACAATTTATCTTCATCAATCGTGGGGATATCAATATGCCGAAACTCTCTCCAAAATTTTTTTCCAAACTCAAACAATTCATCCAAGTCTTTATCAGTAGCTTTAAAATATCTCATGAGGTTTGTTTACCCCATTGAATATCATTAAAAATCTGATCACTGTATTTGAAGAAAGTGTCATTATTAAAATATCTTTGTTGTGTTTTATTGTTAGTTATTCTTCCATTCACTTGACCAGCATTGGCGAAATGGCTTTCAATATCTAATTTAATTGTTGCTGTGTTGTTGGCATCAATAATTTCATATCCATTGATATATCCTTTATATAATAAAAAAGGATCAGCAATAATTGTATTACTAGCATCTAATAAAGCACGATAAATATTCACAGTGTTATGTGTAATATTATTATTGAGAGCTAAAGAAATATAAGTCTGATTAACACCAGTTAATGTTAAATTTAATCTTGCCACATTAACGCCAGCACTTTCTTTGACATTGGTCACATCTAACAAAACCCCTGAGGACAAATATGTTTGTGATGTGCCAGAAATATCAGAGACTAAATTAAAAGAATTTTCTGTAAAATAAACTGTAGTTGATCCCAGATCAATTTCTACTAAATGAACTGCATTAATATTTCTTGTTGCATATTCATTTTTAACTGCTGTAGTTAAACCTCTTGCCATTAGAGAGCCTCGACAACATCTAACTCAAATCGATATAAAGCATTTTGATCAATGACAAATTGTTGCAAATCACTGACTAACCGAACAACCATGGAAACACTATTATAAGTGATATCACTTCCTGATATATCTTCTCTTAGTGGTGGTTCAATCGTTAAAGTATTCGTGGCTGAAATATCAGAGGCATCTTCTACAACCATATAAACTTTATCATGAGATGCAAATTTGATTAATGAGCCTGATAAAATAGAACCTGTTCCTGTTCCCCCTAAAGTAATAGATGTTGCTCCAGCACTCGCAGTTCCTGTAGGTGTACCTGAAGCTGTTCCTCTTACATTACCAATTTCTGATGATAGAGGCAAAGTAAAAGACTCTTTCTTACTTCTTTGTTTTATAATAAAAGCCATCATGGGTAAAAAATCCGATCTCGATTGTGGTGGAAAAGAAATCGTCAAAGTAAATTTTTGACTATCAATTTGTCTTGTGTAGGTTGTGCCGTCATCAGCGATAGATGTCAAAGTTCTTTGATTAGAATTTAAATTAATCGTTGAATAGTTTGTATTGGGAAAAGTTCCAGCCATTAGATCACTGCCATCCTTCCTTTATCGGTCACTGCTTGATTAATCATATTAACAATCGTTCCTCTTTCATTTCTCAGTAATGCTCTAAATCCTCTAGTATCTACTGCATTAATAGTAAAATTAATATTAGTTGTTCCCCCTAATTTGTCATTAGGAATGATCGTTCCATCTTGATCAGGCACAAATAATTCAGCTCCTCGTTCTCCCACCATGTAAGCCTTACCATAGCCAGTAGCTCCACCCATTGGTCTTGAACCTTGAACATAACCACCAGATGCACGACCACCAGACGCACCTTCTACTTGACCACCATTAGCACGACCACCACCAAACAAAGATAAAATTAAGCGTAAACCTATTTGAGTTCTTAATTGATCATTTACTTTCTTTTCTTCATCTGCCATGCTTCTAATTTTTTTTAATAGAGGATCAAAAACAAATACTTGCAATCCAATTTGAATTAAACCTTTTACTAATTGCATAATGATCGTTCTTGCTAATTCTTGCATTCCCTCTTTTAAACTTCTTACTCTAAAAATAGCATCAGTGAAAACTTGAGCAAAACTTTCACTTAATGACTCAGTTGTTTTAATTAAAACATCAAATGCTCCGACTCTTAGATCAGACATTTTTATTTTTAATTGACTTACAGGTTCAGGTTGGAATGTTTCTCTAAATTGTGCGTGTAAATCTTCTAGTGATCCATGTAAAATATCCACATTTGCATTTGTTTTAATAATATTTTCAGCAAGAGTTATTTCACGATTTATAACTGAAGTATTTTCTAAGGCATTGTTAGCATTAATGACATTTGCTTCTAAATCATTTAAAACTTGAATACTTTTTCCAAAGGTGCTGTTAAATCCAAAACCTTCTTCTTTTGCATCTCTAATAAACTCTCTTAATTCTTCTACTCGTTCAGCAAATTGTTTAACGAGCATAATGCGACCATCATCTAAATTAATAAATCCAGCATCTTCTCTTCTTGCTCTTTCTAAAATTTGTTCTTGTAATTGTAATTCTCTATTAAGATCACTAAAATTTTCTATATCTTTTTTAAAAAAGAATATTGGGTCTTTTTCAAAAATTTTTAATTTAAGAAAAGCATTCTCAAAACCTGATACTAAATTATCTAATGCTTGTAAACTTGATCTAACAGCTCTAATTATTGTTAATGATAAAGTTTGACCTAATTCTTTTATTCTTGACTCACCTGTTTCAGTGGTTGTTAAAGACTCATTAAAATCATCAATTAATCCAGTTAATGCTGGAGCTAAATTAGCAACGATTTGATTTGTAATATTTCCAAAAGAAGTTTTGAGTCTAACAATAGAGTCATTTAAATCCTCAACCTGTTTGACCTGATCCTCATTTAAAGCACCGAATTGTTCAGCTTGTTTTCTAAATTCTTCAATCTGTTCTGAACCACCTTTTAAAACATTGATCAGTTCAGCACCACGACCACCAAATATTTCAATAGCGAATTTAAGTTTATCTGTGCTATTAGTGACTAAATTTAAACGATCAGCAACTAATCCTAAAATGGCAAATTGATCACCACTGAGTTTATTAGCCTCTTCAACAGATATCCCTAATGCTTCAAATGTTTTCTTAGCCTCTCCAGTGCCATCCATGAAGTCACCGAAGTTATCGACTAATCGTCTAACACCTTTAGAAAAGGTCTCTAATTCTACTCCCCCAATTTGAGAAGCTAGCTTGAATGTTTGGAGTTCTTTAACAGAAAAACCTAAGACACTTGAAAGTTTACCAATTCGGTCTGTGGCTTCTAAGGATCGTTTAATTAATAAACCTAATCCAGCAACACCAACAGCACCTGCAATAGCTGTTTTAAAATTTAATAAAGCACCAGATACTTTTTTCAGTCCACCTAAAACAGACTTAAAAGCATTCTTCGTTCTATCAACTGCCGTTATATTAAATTTTACATCTTTAGCCATTATTTGCGTTTACTTTTTATGTCTAAGTATTCTCCCCAAGCTATGTACTCATAAAAATCCATTTGTTGGATTTCTTGAGCAGTCTTATGTAAATGTTCGGCAAGTACAAACAGATTAAAATAATCTACATCATTTAAGAGTTTTTTTTTACGTCTCCTGCACTTACAGATGATAAGTAGAATTGAGCAATTTCATTCCCTATTTTTTGAACAAAAGATATAGAAGTTTCCGACATCAAAAATGTACGATCTGCTGGTAAGAAAACAGAACTTCCATCTTCTCTCTTTAACTTCATTACACATTCTACCAAGCCCTCAAATTCTTTCTTATCATTGAATAGACCTAATATCTTTTGTGCGTCTTTAACAGTTAAAGGATCAACAGAATAAATCTGATCTCCTATCTCTGGAATTTTTAACTCTAGTTTTTGTTGTCCTTTATAGGACTCTTTCAGCTTATCTATTTCTCTCATTTACCTATACTGCACTCTTCGTCACTGCACCAGTTGCTGTAAAGTTGTATGTTCTACTTTCAATCGAGTCCATTTCAACACTAACATCTTGTGAAGTAATCAAAGCAGTTAATGAATAATAATCTGTACCAGTAGTTGAACTATTATTAGTAAATAAATCTAATGCTACTGAAGTTCCGTTTAGAACAGCATCTCTTAGTGTTCCTTGAGCAGAGTCATCATCATCAAAGTGAACTTCTATAGTTCCAGATGCTGATGCTTTTCCGTAAACAAAACTTTTAGAGTCATCTCCCATAGATGTATCTTCGATTGTATCTCTACTTATTGTAAGAGACCATGACTTGACCTCTCCAACGGCTGTAGAAGAAATTTTAATTTCGCCGTTGTTTCCATATATAGTTGCCATTTTTATATTCCTTTCTTATGAATGACTTTCACTATCCGTTTTAGCAGTTCTATAACGAATAGTAAATTGAAGTCTTACTGTACCCATTTGTATATCACCTTCCGTAGATAAGTCCATTTCTGTTGATGTCAAAAAGGTATCGTAAGCTGTATTACCTCTAGTCACATCTGTTCCCAAAGCATCTTCGACTTCTTGGGCTATCGTGTCTAAGGCATCCTCTATTGTAGAAGAATTTTTCGCATATCCATCAACAGCCATAGTTAGGTCTCGTTGAATAGATAAAAAGTCTATTTCCTCACTACTCTCTGAAATCGTGTAAACATTCAGACAGGGTAAATTACTCTCTAAGTTCGGAAGTATTCTGGTGTTAAATACATTTGATCCTGTGGTCGTTAATCCTGTTAAGGTCGTGATCACATTATCTCTAATTGTTTTTCTTTGATGTGCCATTAGCTAGCCACTCTCAAAAAGACTTCACTCATACCTGTTCCATCCTGTTGGATAGTTTGAATATAGTAAGTCGTTGAATTAATAACAGCAGTATCTCCTTCGGTTAAGGAAGAGACATCTGTTGTTTTACATAAAAATTTTGGTTGAGTAGATTGTACCCCAGCTTCTCCAATATCTACATCTATATATTCATTATCAAAAATCACAGTAATATCCGAGGCACTTCCACCACTTGGTGTGACTGTGGCTGTGATACCAAAGTCGGCTAATAATAAAGTTCTATCGTCTGCTGTTTCTACTGCCATGATAATTCTTTTATACTTAAAATATTTTTAGTTGCAATCTCTTGTAATGATCCTTCGCAACCATCTTCATATTCACCATCAATAGAACACCATGCAGAATATAAAATAACTTTATCTTTTGATTTATGGTAGAGCCAACCGACTGAATGAGCAGTTGGCATGGGTTTGTTGAGTCTTGTCTTGGCTTCTATCCAAGAAGAGTCGGCATAGCCAGAGTCAATCCAAGATACTACTACTGGTGCTTTCATCCTTAACTTCTAATTTCTTTTTAGGTTTGGATTTTTTTAAACCAATAGATTTGTCTTGACTGTCTGATGGCATAGCTTTCCCCATTCTAATTAATTGATTACCATTCTCATCAGTGGTATCAACTACATCGTCTTTTTCATAAGACTTCCCATCGAGGCAAACATTTCTAATTAATTTTATTTTCATAATAACCTTTCTTAAATCCAGCACCCCAAAATGGGATGCTGGTTTTATTATTTATACTTAGGCAGTCTCGTCAATATCTAAGATTGCACTAAATGACTGTGCATGACGAACAGCAATATCAACACCTTGGAAGAATACTAATCTCACTGTACCTGCACTTGAGGCTGTAAATGGATCAACTAAAATATCTAATCCAGAGTAGAAACCTACTAATAGATCATTAAAGTTTCCAAAGATCATCGCATGAGCAGTTGAACTTAGAGTACCTTTTGTTAAGTCCTTCGGTAATTGTGATGATTGATATACTGGATATCCATTAAGAGCATCAGCAGTGTCCATGATCATCATTGAGTCAGTTGATGCTACCTTTGGTGTTTTTCTCATTTGATAAACAACCTCTGGAGTCACAGCATAACCCAACGCACCTTTAAGACCATTATCAACAGCAACTTCTTTGATCAGATCAATAGTTGCATCATAAGTGATAGCACCACCATTAGTACCGATTGCTACTGAACCAATACCAGATGTTTGTGTGATACCTGTAGGTTCGTTTGTACCACCACCTTCAAATGCTACATCATCAATTTTAAGAGCAATTTGACCTGTCATGTCGTTTCTGACGATCTGCTCGATTGATGGGTTGGAGTTGTTGATTAATTGTCTTGAGATATCTACAAAACCACCAAGGTCTCTCTGAGTCATGGTGACTTGATCGAATGCTTGGTTAGTTTCTGACACTGCTGAGTTTTCAGCAACAAATCCAACAGTACCTTTAGTTGTTAAACGAGGAATTTTGATATCCCCTTTTAAGCCTCTAAATACTGTTGCACCTGCTCTAAGAACAGTTGCCTGCTCTCTTAGTGCATCAATGTATAAATCACCTCTGTGTACGTCTGGTGTTACATGACCACCAGCAGTAGCAGTTCCCTGTGTTAAATCTCTTGCAAAGATTTCTGTAGGAACATACATACCTTGAGGTGCTTTACCTGTACGTTTTGCGATTTCATCTGAACACTCTCTTTCAAAAGTTGCGTTTTCCCAACGACCAGATAATTGACCATTGATCATTTTGAATAAAGAATATTCTTGTTTTTCTTTCTGAGATAAACCTAATTCTTGACCAGATGCCAATGGCTTATCTTTGATTTGATTTAATAAAACCCCTTTGAATTCTTCAACTGAAGTTCCTTGTCTGATGTGATCATTTGCTAAGTCTTTGCAGTTATGCTCAGAGCCTAAAGCTAAAATCTCATCTGTTCTTTTTCTTTCAGCTTTTAGAATGTCATTAGGATTTACTGTCTTTTCTTCGGACATTTGTTTTTTCCCTTCTATTCTATTGTTATTAGTAATGGAAGCTGATCTCCCAACACCAACAGATGTATCGGCTGGTATTGAAACGATGCTCGCTTCAAGTGGCTTGAACGCAACACTGAAAGTCCGTTTGGATGATCCCTCTTCCTCGCTTCCCTTCTCGACTGCCTTCATATCAAAGACTTCATAACCAACAGATATATTTCTGCGTATTCCATCTTTCACATCATTAAAAACTTCTTCAGCCAGTGGTGATTTTCCAAATCGTACTGTGGCTCTTCCTACCTTGTCAGAGTCGATTGAAGCGTTTTCAACAATTCCTATTTGCTTCGTTGCATCATGGTCTAATAATAATGGTGCATTTCCAGAAGCCATAAATTCTAAATTAGCCCTGCTATGATCTAAGATTTCAATTCCAAAATCTCTTTCATAAGGCTGTTCTGATGAGAATGCTATTCTCACAGTTCTCTTATCCTCATCAATCATTTCACTATCTTCAGACTTTAGAGAAAAATGTCTATATACTACATTATTCGAAAAGGTTTTATCTTGTTTTTCTTCTTCCTCTTCTTCTTCTTCTTCATCTTCGTGCATATCTCTCTCTTTGTCATCGGTCATTTTCTCATCTTCATCGTGACCACCTTTTTCCTCATCATCATGCATATCTTTTTCTTCATCATCATAATGAGCATCTTTTTCTTCTTCTTCTAAATGATCCATTTTATCCTCGTCTTTTTCACGACTTTGCAGACCACTCTCATAATCATCTGATTTTCCGTATTTAATTGTGACACTATTTTCATCCTCTGAAACAGCGATGATGTGTCTTTTTTGTATATCAACCATTTGCTTTTCCTCATCTTTCTTTGGTTTCATTGGATGATCCTCTGGTAGCAAATCGGTGTCATGTTTACCACCTTGAAATCTTCCTGTTCGTAATGCGAAAAGGAAGGAATTAACTCTAGCATAACCCCACTGTTCTGGTGATGACACACTCGGTCTGACACTTTGTGGGTTTGTTTTATATGCACCAATTCCTCTTTCCATTACCTTTGTTAATTCAGCCAAAGTAGTTCTGGCATTCCATTTTACTTTGCTTTCCTTAACTTCTTCGTTGTGATCTTTTACCTTTTTCTCTAAGGCTTTAGTCACACTCGCAGAAACTTGTTTACTATCTATATTCTTCTTACCTTCTTGCTTCTTTGTCAATTCTAAAATGACATCTTTCATTCTTTGTTCACCTAAAGTTCCAATAACACCCCATTTAATTTGGGCTACCACTCCAGCGACATTAGACATATTTGGCTGTAGGGTTGGATCATCTTTAAACTGTTTACCATCTCTAAAGTGTCGAGAAGCCCAAGCCTCTCTCTCTTTTATCCATTTAGTGACACCTTCCGTTTCTTGACCATTTCTAGCTTTAGTCCAAAATTCATATGCTTCATTACCACGAATATTTCCCCCTGCTCTCCAAATCTTAGGAGTATTATCTTTCATGGCTTTTGCAAACTTATAATCAAATTGTGGAAAATTAGAATTTCTTAGAGAAATTTTTTTATCGTCACCTTTTTCTGGAAAATTAGTCGCCATCCTCTTCCTCTCTAGTTTGAACATTATCATTATCTTTCATCGCCATTCCAAAAGGCTCGAACATATAATCTAAACCAAATCTTTCTGCTAATTTTTTATCAGCTTGTATTTGTTCAAATAAAGTTTCTGCATCTTTACCATAGTTAGATGCAATATCAGAAACGGATACAATACCATTTTTTAATCCTTGAATATTTGCTTGAACTTCTTTTAATGGATCAATCCAAGGAAATCCTTTTGGCTGAAAATTAGGTGAATTAAATTTATCGTATTTTGCCATCGGTAAATTCATCTCTGTAGAAGTCATCGCCATCTTTAACCATTCTGCATAAACAGGTTTACAGAAATGATCGATAATAAATTTTTGTGTTGTTTTAAAATATTCTCTTTGTTCTAATTCACCCTGTCTAATAGAAGAGTAATTTACTTGAGTTAAATCATTAGCCAGACTGTGATAAGAAATATTTAGACCAGATGATATTTGTCTTAAAATAGATTTAACAAAAGTATCAAAGGCACTGGTTGGATGTTCTGGTGAAAAAGTTTTGATGTCATAACCAGCAGGTAGTTGTTGGAATGTTCCAGCTTCTACTTTCATCTGTTGGGTATATTCATTTTCTGGTGCAACATCTCCAACATATTCATCTCCACTAGGTGAAGTTATGAATCCCATTTGAGAAGCATGAATACGAGAAGCAACCAATTCAGCTTCTAAATAACCATGAAGCATTTTGAAATTTTTAATTGTTGGTGACATGGGTGGAACACCTCTGGTTTGATTAGGTCTTTCCATAAAATATATATGTAAAATATTATCAGCAGGAACTCTGATTGTTTCTTTAGACTTTGGTGTACCAATAAAATAATCATAAGGATTATATTCAAATAAGTGATAAGCCACAGGTCTATCGGTATCTTTTTCTAATTCAACACCCATACGGATTGTATTTCCGTTTGATAAAACTTCATTCTTTTCTTCGTCTAATAAATCAATATCAATAAATTTTAATGCAAATAAATATCTGTTTGATTTATCTTTAATCATTTGGATTAAGACTTCACCATCAACAAATAAACTTTGTACGACCATTTTAAGACAATCATGGAATGACATCTTTTTATCAGTCGTGCAGTTTCCATACTTCGACCATTCTCTCCAACGACTTTCAATAATACTATTAGCAACAAAATCTAATTCGTTATTTCCGTCTTTGGCTCTATTTTGTAAAACCATTCCTTGATTACCGACAATGTTAGTCACCATTAAATTAACAAATCGTTTTGCGTATTCGTTGTTGCGATGTAATTCTCTAGTGCGATCTCTAAGTTGTCTTAATGAATATCTAATTTCATCATCGGCTGATCGTGTTTGTTGAATAAAATCTGCTAGAAATCTTGTAGAGTTTGCACCTTCATAACTTCTTTTTAATTTTTTCTTTTTACCAAATCTAAAAAAATCTTTTATTGCCATTAAAACACTACCTTTACATTATTGCCTGTTGAATATCGACCACCTTTTAATCTTTGTTTTTTGATATGCTGTGCAACTTCTCTTTTGTAATAATTTCTCAAGTTTGTAATTTCTTCAAAAGAAAATTTAGATAAAGATCGACCACCAATAGAATAAGAACTGACATCTCCATTAGATGCTTTCGTTTCTAAGAATGACTCAATGTGATCTAACATTTTCTGAGCATGAATTCTGATATCATTATTTGAGGAGTCAAAATCATCAATGATAGTCCAATGACCAGAGTCGATTGTAATTCTTTCACTA